GATTATTTAGGACCTAAAACAAACTTTTAAGATGGCACACGATACACATACTACAAGCACTATGAACCAAGATTTAAATCTAATGATGCCAAATAGACAAGCGTGGTTAGATTTAGCAGGTGACTGGCAGGATCCATTAGATGATCCTATTATTATGAATCATGAAGGATTTAATGTTGTTAGAGATGACATGATGGGATTTGGTTCTAAGTGTAGATTTGGAGACATTTTAGTTCAAAAGGCACCAACAGACACTTTAGTATATGTTCAACCAAGATATGGTTTTGCGGGTATTTCTCTTGCATATTTAGCACAAAAATATAATAAAAAACTAGTATTATTTATGCCTTCTGGAAAGGTTATATCGGACCACCAGGCTATTTGTATTGAAAGAGGCGCCATTCCTAAATTTAGAAGAATTGCAGCAATGCCTAATTTAAATAAAATAGCTAAGGAATGGGCAGAAGAAAATAATGCAACTTTTATTCCATTGGGTTTAAAACACGAATTAGTTACGGCAGCAGCAGTTAAAGTTGCATATGATATAGCTGAAAAACATGGTTATCCCACAGAAGTTTGGTCTGCTATTTCTACAGGGGTATTACAACGTTCATTACAAATCGCATGGCCAGATGCAGAATTCAATGCAGTTGCAGTATCTAGAAATATCAAAACTGGAGAATTAGGTAAAGCTAAAGTATGGTCTCATCCAAAGGCATTTTCTGCAAATGTAAATCCTGCTTTTGCACCGCCATTTCCTTCTGCAATGAATTATGATGCTAAAGCTTGGGAATTTATGGTAAAACATGGTAATCCGGGTGCATGGTTTTGGAATGTAGGAGGTCAACCTTACCCGGAATCAGAAGATATTAAAGAAAAAATAAACTCACAAAGAGAATGGGGAGAAGTTTTAGAAATGGACAAATAAAAACTGAAACTATCTCGTGTATTAACGTATTAATAATATAACAAATCAAATATGGCAAATATAGATAACGAATGTAAAGATCTAGAAGTTCAAGACTTCTATGATAATTCAACAACACACTTAGAAGACATTATGACGCATCAGAAAGAGATGCAAGAAAAAACCTACGGGTTTAACTTCGAAGATATGTCAATTAGAGAAGTAATGAATTTTTGGCATGTTAACACTCACGCAGTAGTTGATGAAATTCATGAAATGACTGATGCTTTAGGTGGTATCAAAGATGGTTCTGGAAATGCAGTATGGAAATACTGGAAGAAAGACTTCTCAAAATATGAAACTATGAAAGTTTCAGATCTGTCAGATGACGATCGCAAAGAATTGTATATGGAATGGGTAGACATTCTACACTTCTTTATCAATTACGCAGCATCAATTGGCCTAGATGCAAAAACGGCTTATAACTACTACTTCGCAAAGGCTGAAGAGAATAAGAACCGTCAAAAAAGAGGCTATTAATGTTATTAGATATTGAACAAACCAATAAGGAATTGATAGTTTCTTATTATGACAAAGAAGGTAAAGTTTCATTTAAGAGATATGGTGTAAATCAATTTCAAAACTGGGTCGTTACTAAAGAAACTGATAAGTATAAAGATAAGACATATAGAAATTGGGATGATCAGCCTTTAAAACGAGGTATTGCTAAATCATTTAATAAATTTAGTTTACTTTATTTTATGGATTCTTTACCAGAAGCTGATAAAGAAGAGATATACGAGTTTAACATGCCTCGAACATATTTCGTCGATATTGAAACAGAAATTATAGATGGTTTTCCAAAACCAGAAGAAGCCAAATCGCGCATTCTTACATTTTCAATTATTACACCAGAACGCAAAGCTATTGTATTAGGTTTAGAAGATCTTACATCTGAACAAATCAAGAAGATTGAAGAAGATACAAATAAGCATTTGAAAAACTATGATACTGATTGGGACTTCTCATATCATAAGTTCGATAATGAGTACAATATGTTGTATACATTTTTACATAAGTTTTTACCTAAGTTCCCAATGATGACAGGGTGGAATTTCATCAACTATGACTGGCAGTATATAGTCAATCGTTGTAAGAGATTACAAATCGACCTGACTGAGGTGGCTATCACTGGCCAACTTGACAGAAATGATAGTAGACCTCTTCATATGGGTATTTTAGATTATATGCAATTGTATGACAAATACGATAGATCAGTCGCGGTAAAAGAATCAAATTCATTGGACTTTGTATCAGGTGCAGTTTTAGATGTTACTAAAATTAAATACACTGGTTCATTACAAGATCTTTATGAAAATGATTTTACAAAATATGTATATTATAATGTAATTGATTCATGTCTAGTATATTATATTGATCAACAATTAAGATCTATGGAAGTTCTTTTAACTTTAGCAACTATTACTAGAATGCCACTATATAAAGCAAGTTCTCCAGTAGCAATCACAGAATCTTTATTAGCTAGAAAATTAGCAGAAACAAATAAAAAAATAGGAGTAGAATATGGTAAAGCAGATTCTCTTAAAGATGGTAAATTTGAAGGTGCATTTGTAAAACAACCAATTGTAGGTTATTACACTGGAGTAAGTGCGTTTGACTTTGCATCGCTATATCCTTCAATAATGAGACAATTTAACATTTCACCTGAATCTTTTATAGAACAAATTCCTCAAAATGAAATAAATGAAAGACGTAAAGATGAAAATGTTATCGTTTGTGAAAATGGAGTTGTATATAAAAAGGAAGATTCTATTCTTAAAAGAATTTTAAGTGATTTATATGCTCAACGTAAAGACTATAAAAAGACGTCTTATATGTATTATGAAAAAGCATACGAACTAGAAAAAAAATTAAAAAATTTAACCTAAAAAAAAATAGAAAGACTGTAGAACAGACTTGATATATAATTAAACAAAATACATTATATGAACCAGAATATCTTCAAACCAAGAGTTAACATTTTACCATATGAGTATCCACAGTTATTAGCATATAAAGATGCTATTAGACATTCTTATTGGATCCATACTGAGTTTAACTTTACCACAGATATTGATGATTTTAAAACAAAAATCAGTGATCAAGAACGTGAAGTTATTAAAAGAGCAATGTTAGCAATTGCACAAATTGAAGTAAACGTAAAGACTTTTTGGGCAGATCTTTATAAAAGAATGCCTATTACTGAAGTTGGTGATGTAGGTATGACTTTCGCAGAATCAGAAGTTAGACACAAAGATGCTTACGCTCAATTGCTTAGAGTTCTAGGTTTAGAAGAAGAATTTCAAAATGTAGTAGAGATTCCAGCAATTAAAGATAGAATTTCTTATTTAAAGAAATATTTGAACGGATCACGTAGTAAAGATGATAAAATGTACACGAAGTCTGTATTATTATTTTCGTTATTCATTGAACACGTGAGTCTTTTCAGTCAATTTTTAATTATGATGTCTTTCAACAAAGAAAAGAACCTATTTAAAGGTATTTCAAATGTTGTTGAAGCAACATCTAAGGAAGAAGAGATTCATGGCAATTTTGGTTCAGAACTTATTAATATTATCAAAGCAGAAAATCCAGAATGGTTCGATGAAGAATTCGAACAATTAATAGATTCTGCATGTAAAAAGGCATACGCAGCCGAAGTTAAAATTTTAGATTGGATTTTTGAAAACGGAGAATTGGAATTTCTCTCTAAGAAAACCATCGAAAATTTTATACAAAATAGGTTCAATAACTCATTAACACGTATCGGTATGAAACCTGTTTTTGACGTTGACTTCGCAGAGATTGAAAAAACCTTATGGTTTGATGTAGAGATCACTGCGACTAAAGAAGGTGATTTCTTTTATAAGAAACAAGTAGACTACAACAAAAAGAGTAAGTCAATCACCGAGGACGATTTATTTTAACTAAAAAATTTAAAAAAATTATAATATGGAAAAAGCCGGAACGAATCTAGCAGAACTAAGTCGTGATCTAACATTAGATGATGCAAAAGACTCTCAAGGAAGATCAAGATACTATTGGTTAAATGATGATAGTAGATTATTCTTATCGAGAGGATACATTTCAGAATCACCTGAACAGAGAATTAAAGACATTGCAAATGTCGCAGAAAAGTATTTAAAGATTGAAGGTTTTGCTAAAAAATTCGAAGACTATATGTCAAGAGGCTTTTATAGTATGTCCACTCCGGTTTGGATTAACTTTGGAAAGGACAAAGGACTTCCAATCAGTTGTTATGGTTCAAATGTCGATGACACATTAGATAGTATCTTAAACGGAAGTAGAGAAATTGGAATGATGTCTAAATATGGTGGAGGAACTTCCATTTATTTAGGTAATATTAGAGAAAGAGGCGCTACTATTTCTACAGGTGGAACAGCAGATGGTCCAGTTCACTATGCAAGAATGTATGACACTACAGTTGATGTGTGTAAACAATCTGAAGCAAGACGTGGCGCATGTGCAGCGTGGTTGCCAGTAGAACATAACGACATCTTAGAGTTTTTAGATATTGGAACAGAAGGTAACCCAATTCAAAATCTACAATATGGCGTTACAGTTACTGATCAATGGATTCAGGAAATGAAAGATGGTGATGCAGATAAACGTAAGATTTGGGCTAAAGTAATTCAAAGACGTAATGAGTTTGGATATCCTTACATTATGTTTAAAGATAATTCTAACAACAATTCACCATATAAAGAATTAGGTCTTGAAATTACAGCTTCTAATTTATGTAGTGAGATTCAATTACCAACAGACAGTTTCAATTCATTCGTATGTTGTTTAGGTTCTATTAACCTATTACATTGGGACGAGATTGTAGAAACAGACGCTATTGAAATCTACACACTATTTTTAAACGCAGTGATGGACGAGTTTGTTAAAAAGTCTTATAATATGCCAGGAATGAAAAGAGCACATCGATTCGCCGAGCAACATAGAGCACTTGGTCTAGGTGTATTAGGATATCATTCTCTATTCCAATCTAAATTAATTGAATTCGAATCGCTAGAAGCTAAACAATTAAACTATCAAATCTTTAAAACACTTAAAGAAAGAACAGAAAAAACTTCACAGTGGTTACATGATGAGAAAGGCATCACATCGCTAAGAGAAGGTTTTGCTAATACAACATTAGTAGCTATTGCACCTACTAAATCAAGTTCATTTATTCATGGCCAAGTTTCTATGGGTATTGAACCAATCAAGTCTAACTACTTTATTAAGGATTTGGCTAAATCAAAAACTATTTATAAGAACCCATTCTTAGAAACAGAACTTGAGAAATATGACTTAAATACACCTGAAGTATGGGAAGATATTTTAAAGAAGGACGGTTCAGTTCAGCATTTGGATTTTCCAACTAAAGCAGTGTTTAAATCATTTATTGAAATTAGTCCAAGTGAATTAATTTTACAAGCGGGACAAAGACAACAATTTATTGATCAATCGCAATCTTTGAATTTAATGATCCACCCATCTGTGCCAGCAAAAGATATTAATAAGCTTTATTTGAATGCACACGAATCAGGAGTTAAAACTCTATATTACCAATTTAGTCAAAGTTCAGCACAATCATTTGCAAGAGATATTCTAGAATGTGCGAGTTGTGAAGGATAAAGGTGTGGTTTGAAGACCACGTCTTAGGACCGTTATAGTTAACGGGTTGGGCAGAGAAAGTTCGCTACTATCTCTGCCCTTTTTTTTGCTTCATTTTTAATGAAACTATTCCACAGATCTCTGTATAATATTCAAATATCATTATCTAAAAATAAATTTATGAAATTACAAATCGATCGCATTGATCAACATGCATTAACAGAGTTTATCAATCGTGTTAAACTCATTGACTCTTTTATTTATATGAAAATTAAAGATGGTCAAATCCAATCAACAGTTTATCTTCCACAACGAGATGCTGTAAAACATCACTCTATTCAAGCTGACACTATCTTCCAAGTAAGTGAATGGCCTGATACTGACAAAGAAATGAAAATTGCATTTTTTGAAGGTAGTAAAGTTATTGAAGCAATTAAGCACTTTGAACACGATGCAATTAAAGGTGAATTGGAATTTATCGAAAATGATGACGAATTCGTAGCATCAACATTGCGTATTTTTAATGACGAATTAGAAATTACACTTTCATGTTCTGAGCCTTCTTTAGGATTTAAAGATCTTTCACAAGATCAACGCGATGCTATCTTTGCTCGCTCTGATGCTAAATTTGATTTTACATTGGATACTCATTCAATCGGTAAAGTTAAGAATCTTTTTTCACTTGACAAAGACGAAACATTTGGTATTAATTCAGATGTGCAGGGTATTAATGTTAACGGTAAATCATTTAATGTAGTACTTACACCAGATACAAGTGGTAATGGTAACGTTACTGTTTATAAAAAATATCTAAATTTATTAGACAAGGAAGAGCAAACGGTTTATGTGTCAGATTCTAAAGTTGTATTCGAATCAAACGATTCACATACTTTATTGACAATTTCAACCTGCCAAACTGCCTAATATATGAATATCGAAGAGTTAGAAAATAAATCAATTGATCAACTCACAGATGATGAGGCGAAGCTGCTTGTAGATCACTACAAGCAGCTTTCTGCCAAATACACTGCATACGAACAAGCTGTTAAATTAACTCTTAACTCTATCTACGGAGCATTTGGTAATAAGTGGTTCCACTTTTTCAATCTCGATATTGCTGAATCAATTACCAAACAAGGTAAAAATGCTATTCTTTATTCAGAAACAATTCTTAACAAATATGTTAATGACTTTTGGCACAAAGATACGGCAGTTCATGAACAATTTGGTATTAAAGTAAAGGGTAAAATTGAAAAACCTGCCGTAATTTATATTGATACCGATTCTTGTTATGTACAGTTTCAGGATTTATATGAATCTATCATTTGGAATGATGAAGATAAAAAATTAAAAATTGATGAGTTTATTCTTGCTTTTTATGCCTTTAGATTAAAGGATTACATTGCAAAATGTATGGAAAAATATGCAGAGAAAAGAAACACTGATAATTTCCTTATATTTGAACTCGAATCATTGGCATACAATGGTATTTGGATGAGTAAGAAAAAATACATTCAAAATATTGCATGGGATGATAAATTAGAAGTTACAGATCGTCATCCATCATTAAAGAAGGTAAAAACAATCGGCTTTGATACTATTCAATCTTCTACTCCAAAATTCGCTAGAGAAAAATTAGTAGAAGCTCTTAGAATTTTATTTAATTCAGAAGTTCAGCCCACTGCAAATGAGTTACAGGAATTGGTTGAATTTATGAAGCAATGTAAAAAAGAATTTAAATTAGCAGATATAGGTGACATATCTTTTAATAAAAGAACCAATAACATTGATAAGTATATTATCGATGATCAAGAAGAATTACAAATTGGTCTAAAATGTCCAGCTAATGTAAAAGCAGCTGGCTACTATAATTATATTTTAAATAATAATAAAAAATATAAAAACAAGTATAAACACATTTCAAATGGTGAAAAATTAAAAATATACAATTGCATAGGAACTATTAGTGAGGTGTACGCATTTATGCCTAACGAATACCCATATGAAATTGCACCAAAAGTTGATTACGATACACAATTTGAAAAAGCAATGATCGATCCACTCAATAGAGTATTAACAGCAATCGGTCTACAAACACTAGATACTAACCTGATCTACGCATCAGCATTATTTTAAAACTATGGACGGAACATATTACAAATTTAGAGAAATTATGGCAATGGTAGAACTTACACCTAATGATATGGAATTAGGAGAAGCTGTAAGATCATATTACCATACTAATTACAAGAAACAACAACAAGATCCAAATCAGTTAACGATTCAATTTCCAGAAGAGGAAGTATTAGAAGATTAACATGAGTGATACAACAAGATCAAATATGGTTATGCATCAAACGGATGTTAGGCCATGGGGAGAATATGAAGTAGTTTTAGATGCACCTGATGTAAAAATAAAACTAATAGAAGTTTTTCCTGGACAAAGAATGTCATATCAGTACCATGAACAACGAGCCGAAGTATGGACAGTAATTCATGGTACTTTGACAATTGTATTGAATGGAGAAAAATTGTACAGAGGACCTGGGCAATCAATTAGAATTCCATTGGGTGCAAAACACCGAGCATGGAATGAAACTGATTTACCAGTTCATTTTGTAGAAGTACAAACGGGAACATATTTCGGAGAAGACGATATAATTCGTATAGAAGACGATTACAATAGAGAATAACATGGACATAAAACTAACAGCAGAACAAAAGGAATTTGTTGATCAGTATAATACAATACTCAATAGATTACACGATATTCAATCTAATATCGATAAACTTAAAAAAGAAGCTGACGAAGCTATATTAGCTCTTAATCAACTTAGACGCAAAGAACAACAACTGTTTCCCGATAATGAAGAAACAATTTAACATTTTACAGTATAATATAAAAATACAACAATAATATGGCAAAAAAAGATTTTAGTTTTGACGATATAAATGCAGAGTTAAAGACATTGAATCCAATGGGTTCAGTTATGGCAGATTCTACCTTTAGTGAAGTTACAGAGTGGATTGACACCGGTAATTATCACTTAAATGCATGTGTTTCAGGTTCTCTTTTTGGTGGTTGGCCAAATAGTAGAACGTGTTCAATTGCAGGACCATCAGGAACGGGTAAAACATTCCTAGTTTTAAATTCTGTAAAAAGAGCAATTGACATGGGTTACAGCGTAATCTATTATGATTCAGAAGCTGCAGTTGATAAGGATCAAATGGAAAAGTTTGGTATTGATGTATCAAAGGTTAATTATCAACCTATTAATACAGTTCAAGAATTTAGAACATCAGTTACTACATTAACTGGTAAAATGCAAGAAATCAAAAGAGCTGGTGGTAATACACCAAAGGTAATGATGATTCTTGATTCTGCAGGTAACTTAGCGACTGCTAAAGAAATTGAAGATGCTCGATCAGGTTCTGAAAAGGCAGATATGACAAGATCTAAGGTTCTTAAGTCTATCTTCCGTATTATTATGACGCCTCTCGCTGATCTTAAGATACCTTTTATTTTCACTAACCATACATATCAAACACAAGATTTTATTTCAAGACAAGTTGCGGGTGGTGGAACAGGACCAGAATATGCAGCATCTATTGTTCTATTCTTGAACAAAGCACAACTTAAAGATTCAGGTGGTGAAAAAGCTGGAATTATTGTAACAGCAAAACCTAATAAGAATAGATTTGCTAAACCAACTAATATTAAATTTCACTTACACTTCACAGAAGGAATGAACAGATATGTAGGTCTAGAACAGTATATTGATTGGGAAGAAATTGGTATTACTAAAGGTGTAATCGAAAAGGGTGAAAAGATTCCTAAGAAAACAGCACGAAACTGGATCTGTAAACATCTTGATGAAACAGTACCTAATAGTGAATTCTTTAGTGAAAAAGTATTTACGCAAGAAGTATTAGAAAAAATTGAAGCAAGAATTAAACACGTTTTCAATTATAATACGGAAGAACGCGAACTTGATTTAGAAACATTATTAGAATCAGATGCAGATTAATGAGGATAAGTTACCTATAAAATATGTTTTAGGCATTGAAAAGGACTTACCCGATTATCCAACATCTTTTGATATTTTATTAGCAGAAATTAAATTATGTGTCAGAATGCCTGACAGGTATAAGGGTAATTTTACTTTACACGCTCTAAAAACATATAGGTTTCCAGAAACAACAGAAGAACATCTACTAGAATCCATTTCTGAATTAATAGATTTGGATCTAGTAGAACCTTTAAATACTACACATGGCAAAGAGTCATGGACAATAAAAACAAACCCGTTTGAATGATATTAGTAATCGATAATTTTATTAAAGACAAGAATTTACTACAAGAAATAGCAAATGATAGTAAATTCTTTTCGGATCCGGGCGTTTATTATTGGTGGGATGGATGGTGGAATGAAGAAGCTAAAACTACCAAACAACGACTTATAGATGCCATATGGGCTGATAATTGTCCATTGAGTAAACCAATGTCAATTAGAGGTTTTGAGTATTGGACAGGTATTCAAACTGCCAATACAGAAATGGGATTTAGTAATAATTTAGGAGGTCATTATGACAAAGATGAAGAATTATTTGCTAAAACAGGTGAAATAGTAACGCCATCTATGGGTACAGTTTATTATCCAGAACAACCTGAATTTGAAGGTGGTATGTTAGAGATTTATACAGAAGGTGTAGATAAAACACCAGAAGTGGTTTATGCAAAACCAAATAGATTGATAATTTTTGATGCTGGAAAATATGTACATGCTGTTACACCTGTGACTAAAGGTACTAGAAAGGCAATAGCTATTAATCTATGGTTAACAGAACCGCTAGGGAAACAAAATGGCGCTATGCGCATAGAAGGATAATAACAGTTAATAAAAAAATATGCAATTCGGACAAGATTTTGAAAAAATATTCTTTAGATTATCATTAGAGAAGACTAAGTACTTAAAGAGTATTAAGAGTGGCTTTTACACTTCACAGGAAATTGATATTTTAAGTCAACTGTCTAATAAATTCTTTGAGAGATTTAATGAAACTCCAAAAAAGGATCAATTGAATATGTTGATTCAAAGGAGTGAAAAGGCTAAAGAGCGAATCACTGAAAATATTTTAAATACTATTTTTGAAGTTGATTTAGATCAATTTGATGAGGAATGGCTAACATCGACAGCAGAGTCATGGATCAAATATCGTACATTTGAAATATCACTAACAGACACTGTAGAATTTGTTAAAACAACAGCAGTAACGCCAGAAAACGTAGACGCAATTGTCACAAAGGTTAAGGGTCTGATTAATGATAGAAATAATTTATCATTTAATTCTGATCTAGGGCTTGACTTCTTCGAAGTGGATTCTCACGATCAAAAGGACACTGAGAAAGTTAGTACAGGCTATAATTTCTTAGATAGAATGTTAGGTGGTGGATATGACAAAGGGGGTAACTTAATCGTATATGCTGGTGAACAAAACATTGGTAAATCAATTTACTTAGCAAATGACGCAGCTAACTTTGTTAAAATGGGTACAAATACTGTAGTTGTAACTGCAGAAATGGCAGCACATAAATTTGTGAAGCGTATCGGTTCTAACTTATTAACTGTTAATATTAATGAATACGCAGATAAAGCTAAAAATAAAGAACACATTCAACGTAGATTAGAGACTGTTGGCGATGGATTTACTCCACCAGGTTCATTATTTGTTAAACAATTTCCAACTTCACAGGCAACTGTATTGGACATTGAAGCATATGTAAATCAAATAGAAGAAGAAAAACAAATTAAGGTAGGTGCAGTTGTAATTGACTATATTAATATCTTAGCAAATTACAGAAATCAAAATACTGAAAATACCTATATGAAGATTAAGCAAATTGCAGAAGATCTTAGAGCTATGGGTATTAGAAATAATTGGTTAATTGTTACTGCAACACAGATTACAAGAAATGGATATAACTCATCCGACATTGGCATGACAGACATTGCAGAATCTGCAGGTCTTTCACACACAGCTGACGTTATGTTAGGTATTATTCAAGACGATTTAATGAGAGCTAATAATGAATATTGGTTAAAGGTTCTTAAGATTAGAGATGGTGAAGGAAAGGGTACAAAATGTAAATTAGATATTAATTGGAATTACATGCGCCTCATTGAAACCGAAGAAACTACAAATTCAAACTTACATAGCATATAATTATGGCACAAGATAAAATATTTAATAATAATTTCGAATCACCAGATACTGAATTTAGTAATATAAATTTCGAATTAGATCCTAACGTTAAAGACAATAAAGATGAAGAAGAAAAAATTCATTTTGAATTAATCGCAAGAGAAATTCATAAACTAATAGAATTGTCTAGATTTAAAAAATTTAACGAAGTAGATGAATTAGGACGCTGTGCTACACTTAAGAAGGTCGATATTAATGACATATATGGATATATCATTGATGAAATGGCAGCTAAAAACAGTCGTATAGACATCTTTAGTGAATTGTGTGTATATTTTGACATTAACCCTACTAAATTTTATAGTTCTCTTTCTAATGTTTACAAAGAGGACTTGATTCAAGAATTAGATTTACGTACAGGTATTCTTAAGAGAAAGAATATAATGAAACTTTTTTAAAATGATTGAAACTTCTTTACTAAAGCGTGGTGCCAATCGAGTTTGGGTACTAGGCGATTTACATTTTGGAGTAAGAGCTAATTCCGTAGAATGGTTAGACATTCAAAAACAATTCTTTGAGGAGGTTTTTATACCTACTTTAAAAGAAAATGTTAAACCCGGTGATGTTTTAGTGCAAGTTGGCGACACGTTTGATAATAGACAATCTATTAATATTAGAGTACTTAATTATGCCGTAGATTTATTTGAAAGATTAGGTAAAATTCTTCCAGTACATATCATATGCGGTAATCATGATATTTGGGCTAAAAATTCAAATGAAGTGACTTCAATAGATTCGCTTAAATGGATTCCTGGTGTACAGATCTATAAAGAGCCTAAATTAATGGATTGGTCAGGTAGAAAAATATTAATGATGCCATGGCGCAGAGATGCAAATCATGAAGCAGAAACACTGGCAGATTATCCAACAGCAGAAATTGTATTTTGCCACTCTGAAGTTAAAGGCATCTACTTAAATGCTAAAGTAAAAAATGAACATGGAACAGATTCCAATATTTATGACAAATATACTAGGGTCTTTAGCGGTCATATTCATTTTAGACAAGAACGTGGTAAATTATTAATGGTTGGAACTCCATATCAATTGACAAGGTCTGATGCAAATAACACGAAGGGCTTTGATCTCGTTGATTTAGAAGATATGTCAGAGACTTTTTATCCAAATGATGTATCACCTAAGTTTATGAAATATAACATCGTACAGCTGTACGATATGCCTCTGGGTCAGTTTAAAAATCAAATTAGAAATAATTTTGTAGATTTATTTGTACCTTCTAGAATAGCAACTACCAATGCTCTTAGTAAATTAATTAATGAAATACAGAATATTAGTAGAAAATTAGAACCAAATATTTATCAAGAAGAAAACTACATAGACAAGGATTTTTATGACATGGATGATGTTGAAGAAATGTATAAAAATTACAGCATTATGAATTTGTGTAATGTTTATGTCGATGGATTAGGTGATGATGAAGAAACTAAGGCAAGATTAAAGAAAAAACTAAAAGCACTTTATAATCAATGTGCACATGATAACGGTACTGAAATATGAGAATAAATTTTATAGAATTTAAAAACTTTGCATCTTACGGTAATCAATTACAAAGAATAGAATTTGAAGAAGATCAATCAAAATTATTTCTAACTCTTGGTAAAAATGGCGATGGTAAAACTACTATCGCCAATGCTATTATATATGCGCTATACGGTAGAGTAGAGGGTGTTAAATTAGCTGATTTACCAAATAGAATTAATAAAGAATTGCAAGTTAAAATAGGCTTAACTTGTGGTAACATTGAAGTTGAAATAGAAAGAGGTTTATCACCTAATACATTTACGGTAAGACTCAATGGTACTGAATTTGATAAAGCAGGTAAGAAGTCTGTACAAGATTATTTAGAAGAAGAGATATTTGGAATTCCATATCATGTTTTTAAAAATATAATTATTTTATCTGTTAATGATTTTAAATCTTTTTTGACAATGTCAAATCAAGATAAGAAACAGATCATTGATAAGATGTTTGGTTTTTCTATTCTTAATGATATGCAAATGTCAATTAAAACAGAAAGAAGAAACATAAAAATGGATATTGATTCATATGAATCTGAACTAAATCAAATTATTGATTCCATTGCTTCTGTTAAAGGTAAACTTAATGCTTTATTAGAAGAATCACAAGAGAAGAACAATTCTAAAATAGATGAACTAAAATCTAGTCTAGTTAAATTAAATGAAAGTGTTAAGACATTAGATTTAGAAAAAAATGATCTTGAAGCTAGAATAAAAACCAATACAGAATCATATGAATCTACGCGATCAGATGCATCTTCATTAAAACACGAGATAGAGTATTTAAAAAAGAAATTAGAATTGTATGAAAGTGGTAAATGTCCAACGTGTGAAACTCAATTAGATAGTCAATGGCACCTAGATAAAAAAGAACATTTTTGTACTAAAATAGAAGAAGACACCAAAAAAATAAAAGAATTTAAAAAATCATTAGAAGATATTAAGAATAATATTGATGATTTAAGATCTAATAAAAGAAATATAGAAGAAAGAGCTACCGATATTAGATATAACATGAAGACGTTTAAGTCTGAATTACTTAAAATAAAAGGTACTCCAGATGATTCTCAATTTGAACATCTTAAGAATTTAATTACAGATTTTGAAGAAAAAGAATCTATTAAGTCTAAGACTAAAGGCGATCTTAGTGCTGAATATGCATTTATGGAAATTGTTGAAAGAGTGTTAGGAGAAGATGGCGTAAAAAATCTAGCTGTTAAAACTATTTTACCTGGTCTTAATACTAATATTGCAGCAATGGCTCAAACTATGCACTTGCAATTTCATATTAGATTTGATGAGAAGTTTAACTGTATTATCAATCACTTAGGTGAAGATATTAATCCAATGACACTTTCAACTGGAGAACGTAAGAAGGCCGATTTTATTATTATCATCGCCATTATTAAAATCTTAAAACTTAGATTTCCACAATTAAACCTCTTATTCTTAGATGAATTACTAAGTTCAGTTGATCATGATGGGGTCTATAATATACTAAAAATATTAAATCAAGTCATTAAAGAAAATAAGATAAATACATTCGTAATTAATCACTCTGTTCTTCCACACGAAATATTCGATAAGAAGCTACAGATATACAGAGAGAACGGATTTTCTAAATTCACTATAGAAAATATAGATTAAGATATATAAATAAAAAAATAATATTTACAATGGCATCAAGACCTTTTGCGTTTAGCGCTAACAACACAAGACTAGAAGGAACCGAAAATATCGGTAGAATTTTAATTGGAGAACCAGCAATTGGTTTTCAAGCAGCATTAGATAATGAAATTAGATTTTTTATGGGACCAGAAGAAGTTCCCGGGAAAATTATAACCTGCTTTATAACAACTGAAGATACACCATTCGGTACTAATACAAGTCCAGCTATCGGTAATCCAATTGGAGGGCCAACTGCATATTTTGCATTTGAAGAATTAGATTCTGCTGCAGATTTTGTATCTTGGGTAGAAGAGTATTCTGCATTTATTGAAAATCCAGTTGAATTTGATAAATCTCCTGGTAATAATAATGGAGAAAACGATGCATTAGCATGGTGTCAAACAAATGAAGTTTGGACTAATTTCAATGCATCACCATTACCAACTGCAACGCCAGTTCCGCCAACTGCAACGCCAGTTCCGCCAACTGCAACGCCAGTTCCGCCAACACCAGTTCCGCCAACTGCAACGCCAGTTCCGCCAACTGCAACACCAGCACCTACGGCAGCGCCAACTCCAGTTCCGCCAACTGCAACGCCTGAACCAACACCGACACCAACTGAGTTTGTGTATGAATTGTATAACGCACTTGCATACACTTGTGGATCTGAAGCGAATGGTAACACAGCGAATACACTTGGAATTTCCTCAACTTCGCCTATTCAAAATGGACAAACTTATAAATTAGATTCCAGTACAATTGAATCAGATCAACCGTGGAACGCAAAATTAGCCGAAGCTAATAATATAGTCACAGTTTACTGGGTAGCATCAGGTGAACCAACTTCAACAACTAATTATAACCAAATTATTCAATCTACTGCAACTTGTATAACTGAATAAAGATAAAAATATAAATGGCAACATATAATTTAAAATACAACAAAGACGATAGTGTTATTAGACATATCATTATCGGTCTTTTAGCTGATCTAAACAGTAAGCTTAGTTTTTGGAGACAAATCTCTAATGAAGAACGAGCTGTTGTAGATGTGCCATTTTTTTATGCAGTCTCTGGTGATGAAAACTTTATTAAAGATAATTTTTTATTTTCAAATGTAAACGGAGAATCATGTGATCCAAATGGAGAATTCGCAGATGGTAATTACGATAAAGTACCGAGAGGTATAGTAAACTTATCTTCATTTTCAATAGATCCAGGTAAACTTGTCAATAAAAGAAATTTAGGTAATTATACAATGATGAATCAAAGCGGCTTAATGGAAGGTTTTGTTGCTGAATTTGAAATGATTCCATGTGTAGTCGGTGTCGATGTAGAAATATTATTATCTAGTCAATTAGATATGTTTAAGGTTACTGAATCGATTATTAAAAACATGTATAAGGCTAATTTCTTTCATGTTGATGCAGGTCACTTAGAAGATGGTATGTATAGAATTTCATCAGAATATATGATGCCAGATGATTATAGTCAAGAACGTCCAGTTGAATATGGATTCGACGACAAGGGAAATCATAAAATTACATTTAGTTTAGAAATTAATACAAATATACCTTCATTTGATTTTGAAGATGACATTTACACTAAGTTTACAAGATCTACTTATGAAAGCGGTGTTACTGGTAACTATGGAGATCCTAATACATTAGCACTTGATCCTAATCAATTCTATGAGGGTGAATTACCAAGTCAAGTAGTATACTATGATGTATCAGACTGTACTGTTTGGAATTGGAATGAAGATCTTACTAATTGGATTTTAGTTGACACTGATTGTGATTTTAATATGAATACCCTAGGTCAATTAATAAATACTAATACACAATTATTAAGAACTTCTAAGAGAAGAAAGAATTCTAATAGAATTTTTAAATTTACAAATGCATCAGATTATGGGACTAATGTTTTAGATAAAGATAAACCTATAATGGGTGACATAAATGATGTTGAGGCAACTGATCTCCCATTCAATGAATAAAATAAAGATATATATAAAAAATTAAATAACACAAATGGCAAATTTAAACAAAGGAATTATTTCACCAGTTATAGAATCTAAAAATGGTTTTGTATTTCATGCCGGTGGACAAAATTTCAGAATGACGGGAAGTCATATCGAAAAAGTCACTAATGTTTCAGAAGAGTTTTCATTTTTAGTTAAAGCAAATGAATTGTTTAACATTACTAATGAAGGCGTTTCTTTTTACTATGACTATAACAATAAGAAGACTATTTCTAAAGTTAATGAGTCTGCATTAGATAACTTTAATGCACTAGTAGAATTAGATAAAAAGATTAATTTCTTAAATGAAAACATTAAATCATACAAAGTATCTGGTAAGAAATTAGCAGTAACTGAAGTTGAAAATGAATTAGCAGTTTTAGAATCATCAAAACTTAATTTACTTACAGAATCAATCGTAGTTAAATTATCTTATAATGTATCTGAGAATAAGTTTTATGCAGGTAATGTAGAATTAGCATATTCACCATCTCTTCCTCTTGCAGAGTCTTTATTAGCCGCAGCATATATTAAATATAATGATAAAGCATTGATCAATTTATTTGAATTTGCATCTAAAAATTATAATCATTATAATGTATTAGAATTTATTTCAGAATCTAGAGACGGTGATGTTAGAGTTTTAGCAATGAGAGCTGATAACAATATGTTCGTATATAGAATTAATGAAGCTACTAAAATTGAAAAATTCACAAAACTTTTAGCGGATGCAGCGATAGAATATGTTGCTGAAAATACAGGTGCAGATATTACACCAATGGTTGAAGATATTTTAGAATCTTACAAAGAAAGAAGAGCTGCTAAATTAGCAAAGACACAATTGATGCATGAAATGATTGCATTCTTAAAAGATCAGAAAGGTAGATTATCAGAAGCAAATAGAAATTTACCAGATATTAAAGCAGCTGACAACTTATTAAATAGTGAAATAACTAGAATCTCTGAAGAATTAGCTGATTTACAAAATGAAGATCTTTTAACGAGAGATGATGGCTATGTTAGCGCAGAAACAACAGTAGAATCAGAAGATTTACCACTAGGATCTAAAGTTAAAGTAGATGCTTTAGAATTTACAGGAAAAGGTAAATCAGATATCTTAACGGTTTTCGTAAACGAAGAGCCAATGAGAATAGAGAAAAATAAACTTAAAATCGCAGCAGAAGATTCGATTTAAACATGTATATTATTATTTAAAAAGCCCATTTGGAAACAATTGGGCTTTTTTTAGTATAATACTAAACATATATAAAGATTATGGCCAGAAAAAAGAATTATTTAAATAATAAAGACCTTTATAACGAATTAGTAAAATCCAAAGAACTAGATAAATTAACACCAACTGCAGAAAAAATGTTGGTGCTTTTAGCCGAAAGAACTATTAATAAATTAAATTATGTTAACAGTGACGACAGAAGTGACTGTCTTCAATTCGCGTTATTAGATCTACTTAAATATTGGAGAAACTTTAATCCAAAATATCCAAACGCGTTTGCGTATTTTACAGAAATTGCAAAACGTGGATATGCTAAAGGTTGGAATAAAATTCATCCGCAAAAATATAAAGGAACTTTATCAATCGACAGAATTACTACTAATGGCGGAAGCGATGATAATGGTGGAATGTTTAATATTTAAATGTCAATAAAGAATCTCAAACCAACCGGAAATTCTGGATTTGTACAAGGGTATTTTACACCAACAAATCCAGAAAAATACATTGGGCCAATTCCAATTATTTATAGATCTTCATGGGAACGCAAGTTCATGATAATGTGTGATACTAGAGATAGTGTAATTAAATGGTCCAGTGAACCAGTTGAGATTAACTATATATGGTCATTCGATAAAAGAGAACACAAATATTATCCAGATTTCTATATGAAAACTAGGGGTATTGATGGAGACGAAGAGTTTTTAATAGAAATTAAACCAGAGGCACAAATTACAAAGCCGACTCCACCTAAAAAGAATAGTCAAAAGGCACTTAAATCCTATAAGTTTTTAGCAGAGCAGTATATAAAAAATAGAGATAAATATAAATATGCAAAGGCATGGGCTGAAAATAGAGGTTGGAGGTTCATAGTTCTAACAGAAAAGTCTCTTAAATAATGGGTAAAATAAAAAAAGAAATTAAGGATTTATCTAAGGAAGCTGGCAGTAAAACTAAAGCACGAAGAAGTGCAGAAAAATGGTTTGCTGAAGCTTCTAAATCTATTAGAGATAATACTGTAGCAAAACACAGTAAACCGTTTAGGGTCGGAATGATTCATGTATTTAGATATGAAAAGCCTAAGCATATTAAAACATTAGAATGGTGGGATATGAATCCAGTTGTGTTAGCTATGGATCCACATGAGAGTGGTACGGACGTTGGAATTAATCTTAACTTATTACCAGTACAGATGAAAGAAGATCTATTAGATATGATCTATGACAGAATGGCCGGTCAAATCAAATCTAAAACAGGAAGATCTAAAGAAAATAATGCATTAACACAGGGTGAAATTAATCTAATATACAAAGACGCTGTTAAGTTTTTAAAACAATTTGGATTTGATTTTGCTGTTAGACAATACATACCTCAACTAAAAAAGAATCAAAAAGTAGTTTCTTATGAAAGTTGGGCTAAAATAGCACTTTGCGATTTTCAAGACCTAAATGGTATTGGGATTAATGAAGTTAAAAGACAATTTAGAGAGCACCTAAAAGCGCGCTCAAAAAGAAAAGATATATAAACAGAACATAATAATATAATAGTATGGCAGGATTTAACGACAGAAATGGACCATTGAGCAATGGATCAAGACCTTTTAGCATTTCAAATGCTCTAAAGTCATTGTCTTCGTTTGGTATGCGCTATGATGATTTAGTCCTAAGACAATCACAAGCAATTGGACCAATGGAAGCCGAAATAGGTTATGGTCAAATGAACCCGTTTGGTGTAGACTCAGATGACATTTATGGAGCATTCGCTGCAATGTCAATGACAGATACCAATATGAGATCAAACATTCCATTTTTCGATCAATCATATGAAGGTAAAAGAGAAGAACTTAGAAGATTTTCACTTAATGATGAAGTGGAAGATATTTTAGATATTCTGTGTGATGAGACCATTGTATATGATGAGAAAAACTTTTTCTGTTATCCTGAAATTCTAGGTATTGATATTTCAGAGCAGGTAGACAAAGATCTTAATAAATACTTTAGACAAATCTATCACTATTTTGGTTTTAATTCTGATCAATCTGCATGGTATTTCTTTAGAAAATTCCTAATTGATGGTTATCTTGCATTTGAAATAATTTATTCCCCCGACCAAAAAGAAATTATTGGTTTTAAAGAATTAGATCCAATCACACTTATTCCTGGTTATAATCACGATGATGGTAAAAAGGTTTGGGTACAATACAAAGATGATCCAGTTAAAGAGCGTAAACTTTACGATTCACAGATTATTTATATTTCGTACTCTTCAATTACTACAGCATCAAGAGTTTCATATATTGAGAGATTAACAAGAGCATTTAACTTGTTAAGAATTATGGAACACACTAGAGTTATTTGGGCTGTGACTAACGCTTCATTTAGAATGAAGTTTGTTATCCCAGTCGGTGGTAAATCTAAGACCAGAGCAAAACAATCACTTTCACAGTTAATGAACTCATATAAAGAGTCAGTTGATTTTGATTGGGAATCAGGTACTTTGGCTACAGATGGTAAACCAATGTTACAGTTTAGTAAAGAGTATTGGTTACCTTCTAAAGATGGTGATTCACCAGAAATTGAAACACTTAATAGTGAAGGGCCAGATCTATCAGATACAGAAGCACTTAAATACTTCTCTGATAAATTAAAGCACGTTTCAAAAATTCCTTATTCAAGATTCTTATACGAAGACGGTGGAGGTGACTTTAACCTTGCGGCAGATGGTATGATTAGAGATGAGATTAAATTTGGTAAATTTATCAAACGTTTAAGATCTATCTTTATGGAAATTTTATCTAAGCCACTTTATATTCAAATGTGTCTTAAATATCCTGATTTTACAAATGATCCTCAATTTAAAACTCAAATTGCACTTAGATTCAATGAAGAAAATGTCTTCTCAGAATTGAAAGATATGGAATTAATGGAGAAGAGACTTGACTTTATAGGTACAATGAGAGATAGTCTAATGACAACTAATCAAGAGACTATGGAAGAAGAATATTACTTCGATCAAGAATACTTAGTTAAGAAATATCTTAAATTAAGTGACGATGAGATTAGAGCTAATGAAGCATTTAAATCTAAGTTAAAGAAGAAGACTGCTGAAGAGCCAGAGGCTGAAGATCCATTCGCAATGTAAAAATAAAGATAAAAAAGATATATAAATTATGAAAATTATTAAAACATTTGAAGACTTTATCTCTGAAGAAGCACTGAGAGCTGGTGAAGATTCTAAAGTAATTATCGACGATATTACTTTGGATTCAGGTTCAACTATTAAAGCTGCTGAAATTTTAGGTGCCATTACAGCATCTATGACTGATGAAGAGTTTAAGCAATATTTCTATGACAATTACGGAGAAGCTGCCTTTGGAGAAGGTGAGATAGATCAATTAGTAAAGATCTATAACGATAAGCAAGCTGAAGATTTAGAGGCTGAAAAAGAGGCTGAAAAAGAGGAAGAAGAAGGCGCAGAAGGCGGCGATGATCCTCTGGCTGGAATGTAATAAGATATTTCAATAATAAAGTATGATATATATTAAAAATAGAAAAATAAAATATTATGAATAATATTAACGATTTATTAATCGTCGAGATGTCTTCATCCGCTCTGAATGTTACTACATCAGAGAATAAAGATTATATTCTAGAAGGTGTTTTTGGTCAAATTGATCAAAAAAATAGAAACAATCGTATCTATACCGAATCTGAATATGTTCCTCAAATTGAAGCATTACAGGCAAAAATTGGAGCTAGCAAATTATTGGGTGAATTAGATCACCCTGCGCAGTTCGACATTTCTTTAAAGAATGTATCACATATCATTGAAGAACTAACTTACGACAAAGAGAGTAAAGAAGTAAGAGGACGTATCAAATTATTAGATACTGATGCTGGTCGTCAAGCTAAGGCTTTAGTAGATGCTGGTGTTCCTTTACAAATTTCATCTAGAGCAGCGGGTGCCGTAGAATCTAATGGACAAGTGAAGATCAAACAATTATTTACGTATGATCTAGTCGCTGATCCAGGTTTTGAAAACGCTGAACTAAAAAGAGTTAACGAATCTTATGGTTACGACAATGATGGTTTATTGTCTATTTACGAGATTAATAAAACAAACTCTAATGAAGAAAACATTGAAAATCAAAATACAAACATAGAAATAAAAGAAAATAAAAACATGGCAGAATTTGTAAAATCTGAGGATTTCAATAAGTACTCTGAGTATTTAGCGAATGAAATCAAGACATTAAAGGAGTCTATTGAAGCTAAAGATGCTGAAGTTTCTGAAGACAACACATTAGAAAATCTAAAAGAGCACAATGATCATATTGTAGAAAATGTTAATAAATTAACTAACTACGTTGAGTATGTTGCTGGTAAATTAGATGAATCTATTCAATACACAGAGCATGTTGCTGAAAAAGCAGATCAAGGTATCTCTTATTCTGAGTCTTTGGCTGAGAAATTAGATCAAGGTATCTCTTATACAGAACATGTTGCTGAAGCAGTTTCTAAAGTTAAAGATTTCGCTAACTATTTAGCTGAAGCACATAACGAAGGAGCTACATCACATACAACTTTATTAGAGTATGTTGAATACCTAAAAGAAAACTTACAATCAGTTTCTGAATATGCTGAATACATTGCAGAATCTTTAAACGAAACAGTTGAATCTGAAGAAGTTGAAGTTGAAGTTAACGTTGAAGCTGAAGAAGAAAAAGAAGAAGACGTCGAAGCTGCTGATAAAGTAGAAGGCGAAGAAGCTGCAGAAGTAGTAGTTGAAGAAGAAGGTGAAGAAGTTGAAGAAGCTGAAGATCCTGCTAAAGAAGCTGACGAAGCTGAAGAAACTGAAGAAATCGAAAACATTGGAGATAATTCAGAAGAAGGCGCAGTTGCTGCAGATAGCGATGAAGCTGGTAAAGAAGTTGAAGAAATCGAAGGTGAAGAAGTTGAAGCTGGAGATAATTCAGAAGAAGGCGATGTCGAAGGTGAAGAAGCTGGTGAAGAAGCAGAAGATTTAGAATCTGATGCAGTAACTTCAGATTCAGAAGTAGAAGATGAGGTTGATGCGGCTGAAGCTGGTGAATCAGACGAAGAAGCAGAAGGCGAAGATGGAGCACATGATCCATTAGAAGCTTATAAATCAGAAATCTCTTCTAAATTAGACGCTTTAGTTGAAAGTGCAACAAGAAAAGAAAATGAATCTCCATCTTTCTTTAGAGTTGTTTCTTCTGCAACTAGAGAAAAATACAACACATTAAACGAAGCTGCTAAAACTGAAGTTAGAAATACTGTTTCTAAAAGAGGTTTCATGACAGAATCTGAAATAGTATCATTAATGAATAGCGCACAACTAATTGTAGAGAGTGCAGGTGAACAACCGTTCTTTATTAGTGCAATGCCAGCAGAATATACTGAAGCATGGGCAAACTTATCAGAAGCTAAGCAGACTCAAATTATTGCTCAATCTAAATATCATACATTGAATACAGAATATCAAGTTGCTAATTTCTGGCAAACTAGAGATCTAAGAGATACTTCAGTTGTAATGGAAAAAGTAGCAATGGTTACAGAATCTAAAGAAGAAGCTAAATCTACATTAGGATATGACGTATCAGATATGGCAGATGCATTCAAAAAGAGATTTAACAAATAATCAAAAAGAATACTGATATATAAATAACAATCGACGATAAGGGTGACAGAAGCAGAAAACCCATTAAATGTCGAGTTTTTAACTAAACACAATTAATAAACAAAAAAAACGATCATTAAAAATGGCAAATTTATTAAACGAAGCTGAGATCAAGAATACATGGGCACCGATTATCTCGGAAGCTACAGGTATCAACGAATCTAGCAAATTAGCGTGGATGTCGACTTACTGTCACAACCACAAACTTTACGAAGACGCGAACATCATGTCTTTAACTAACAACCCTGGCCCAATGAACCTTACAGGTATGGGTGCAGTATCTTTCCCTGCAGGTGCTCCGGCTAACGGTGCAGCAGGTGCAGCTACTGGTTCAGGTGACAAAGCACCAACATTATTGCCTTTGGCAATGCAAGTTGCTGCTCAAACTATCGGTCTTGACTTGGTACCAGTTGTACCTATGGCAGGTCCTATGGGCTTATTGTCTTACTTAGACTTTACTTACGAAGGTGGTACTGTTGCATTAGGTGCAACTGCTCCTACTTACATCAAGTCTGATGACGCTGCAATTGCTCCTGACGTATTAGTTGGTACTTCAAGAATTGATGGTAAAAACATCATCAAAATCGTTGCCGCTATCACTGAAGCTGAAGCTAACATCGCAGGTAGATACGCTGACGCTGTATTGGTTGCTGCATTAGAAGATCATATCCCAGGATTCTCTGGTGCTGACGCTGATGGTAAGCCAATGTCAAGAGAAGTTGGTGAAAGAACTGCTGATAAAGTAATGGGTCTTTCTTTATTCTCTAAATCAGTTGCTGCTGAAACTTTCCAAGTTGCTGCTGCAGTTACTAGAGAGCAAGTACAAGATCTTAAGCAATTCGGTGTTGACGCAGTAGCTCAAGTTGAGGCTGTATTAACTAACGAATTGACTCAGTCAATCAACAACCACATCTTAGCTAAGATGAGAGAGATCGCTGAAGAAGGTATCTCTACAGTTGCATTAACATACAGTGAAGGTGGTAACACTTACGGCGATGTTAACAGAAGAGTCTTAACTAACATTCTTGCTGCTGCGAACTTAATCGCAAACAGAGGTAGAAGAGGTGCTGGTAACTTCGCAGTTGTTGGAGCAAAAGTTGCTTCTGCATTGCAATCAGTTGCTGGTTTCGTACCAAACCCAATGGCTAACACTTTCAACCAAGTTGCAGGTGCTATCTACCCATTAGGTTCTGTTGCGGGTATCAACATCTACACTGATCCTAACTTAGAGTGGGAAGGTGCTACACAACAAGTATTAGTTGGTAGAAAAGGTGATGGTAACGGTGCTGGATTAGTATTCATGCCTTACTTAATGGCTGAATCAGTTCAAATGATCGCTGAAGGAACTATGGCTCCTAAAGTAGCGGTTAAATCTAGATACGCTCTAGTTGAAGCTGGTTTCCACCCAGGTACTCAATACCAAAAATTCACAGTTTCAGGTTTACAACTATAATCTTAAACTAGAATAGTTAATATGAAAGGTCACCTTCGGGTGACCTTTTTTTTGTTTAAAAAGTTTTAAATTTAAAGGGGATATATAATATAATAACATCACAATAGATAAATTAAACAAACAAATATTATGAAATTAAAATCTAAATTAAAACTTTACGAAGAATTCGTAAATGAATCTAAAGAATCTATCGATAGTGTATCGGTTGATCAAGTAACAGTAGATGCTACCAATGCATCTGATGCTATTAGAACAGAAGTAATCAGAGATGTAGATACTATACTGGACACATTGGCAGAATTATCAGATAGAATCGGAGAATCTGCTTCTATCGATTTAGAAATAGACGAACTATATGAAGAGTTATTTGACTTAACAAATGTTTCAGAACTTAATGAAGGCATATTAGATTTTATTAAGAGTCCTATTAAATTCATGAAGATTAAGAAAAATCTTAAAGCATATCAAAAGGCTCTAGTACAAAAGGCCATTAACGATGTCGATTTCGCTAAGAAGAAACAAGTCGGAGACGCTGACGAGAAAGATAAAAAGAGAATGGAAACTTTGAAACAAGCTAATCAAGCTAAAAACAAAGCGTTAGATGATCAATTATCTGCTATTTCAGAGAGAATGACTGAATTGTCAAGCGGAGATGAAGGCTTAGGTAAAGTAGTTTCTATCGGAAAAACTAAATCTAAATTAGCTGCGGCTCAAATAGTAATGAAAGCAACTTCAGGTGAAGAGGCAAAACAACTTAAATTACAAATCGACACTTTATCAGATAGAATCGCAGCCGATGAAAAATCTCTTAAGGATTATGCTAAAAAGCAAGAACCAGCTGAGAAATCAACTGACGACAACTCAGGCGACGAAGATAATGCAGCTAGTAAAAATCAATTATCAGGTTTAGGAGGAGATGACAAAGCTGCTGCTGACAAAGCT